AACGATACTACTTTGCAAACTTTTGAAGGATTAGTTGGTGACTTAGTTGAAGAATACGGATTAGCAAAAAAATCTGAAGGTACTGAACGTAAAACAATACCGACGGAAACACAAAAAATAAATACACCACCTGCAATTGGTGCCACTGGCTTAGCAGCTAAAATGGCACAAGTTACAGGGTAAAGATACTAGCAACCCCTTTGGCATGGGTAATGTCAACAACAAACACGCTTGGCGCTGGTATGTGCCTATCCAAACATCCATTTTTACTTATTGGCGTGATACAAGCCTATTTAATTGTTCAATATTCTTAACATTTAAAAACATTTAAAAATGGCAAATAATTGCACGCCTAATATACAGGCAAAACTTAATGACCTATATCAGTTAGGTCGATATAAAGCACCCGTTGGAACGGTTGATTTAGCTTTATCCCCTGCAAATGGTGCAGCGGTTCAAGCACGTATGATTCAAGAGAATGGTAAAGATTCTCAATACTCAATTACTTATGCTGCTTCACAATGCGATGAACCCGTTGCATGTGGCTCATTCGATTGTACAGGTGCAGGTACTGATTCAGGTACTTTGACTACTTGTACAACTTTCAATTCCTTCGACTGCTATTCAATGCCTACATGGAAAAACATAGGTATCGCTTCATTGCGTGACTTAGGTTCTATGGAAGTTATGGAAGTATTCGCAGCTAACTTGTGGGACCAAATGCAAAAGATTAAAGCAAAAATTAACGTTGCTGCTTTAACTTCAGTTTGTACAGGTTCACAACAAAGCTCAAACACATTAAAACTTATCAACGCATTAGGCGCACCAGTATTCAATGTCGATGTTGACATCATGGCTGATTATGCTGATGCAGGATTCGGCGGTGTAACTCCAATGTTGTTGGGTAATCGTATTGTAGCGAAATTCGCTAAAGGCGTACAAGCGGGTGGAATCAATGACGGAGGTGTAAACCTTAGCATGATAGATCGTTTCCCTGCTTTCTACGATAAAGATATGGTAGATGCGAATTGCGCACCTGATACAGCGGGTAACCAAGTATTAATCGCTGCACTACCTGGCGTTATCAACTTGCTTTCATGGTCAAAAAATGCTGGCATGTTCGCAAGCCGTCAAAGTCCAAGCCGTTGGGATAATGTTGACCCTACTTCGTTAATTCGTGAAGGTGAAACTTTCTTACATACGGTAATCGAAGACCCTAGTGGTTTGTTATTCGATTTGGATATTGTTTACGAACCAAAATGTCAAAAATGGCAATACGCTATTCGTAGCTATTACAAAACATTGATATTACCTACACAAGGTTGTATTGATGAAGGATTCACAGGCTTAATCAAATATGATGTTTGCCCTGAAACTGCTGTAAGTTGCGATTAGTCTAAACTTTAAGGGGTGGCTAATAACCACCCTTTTTTTAAATCTTTTTTTACATGGCAAATTGCTTTGAAAATATTATCGGAATTAAAGCACAATGTAGCGGTGCTGATACCGATTCTTTAAGTGGGTATTTCATAACCGATTACCCTGGCATTACAATACAAACAGCGTCACAATACAATGACGAAAAAACGATAACAGGCTATAACTACTTAGCCGATATTCGTAGACGCGCTATGATGCGTTTAAACAACGATATACAAGCGTATATAGCTTCAAATTATCGTGTAAATTCAATACCTGCTAATACATGGGCAACTGGCGAATTTAAATCAACGGTAATTCCTTCAGGCACAAGCGGTGAAAGACGTGGTATAGTAATTTACAAACAAAAGCCTAATTGTAGATTCAGAAAAATAGAACTTTCAAGAGTTCGTATTTATTCTAATTACACAGGGACAACAAATTTAAAAATAGCCGACACGTTCGGTGTTGAATATAATCCAACTATTAATCTAGTTGCTGGACAAATAAACGAATTTCAATTAAACATTACTATCAAAGGTAGTGAGGTCCAAGTTACTTTACCGAGCGAAATAAGTGTTTACTCAAACGAACCTAATTGCGGTGTTGGTTGTGGTAATACTAAAAAGAACGAATGTGTTAGGACCGCAGGGTTAAACAATGGTGTTGCTAATACTTCACAAGCATACGGAATTGAATTAGATGTCATATGCAAATGTGATTTGTCAGATTTGATTTGCGACCTTGCAACTAATAACCTAATCGGGCAAGCAGCGTTTGAGTTATGTGGCGCAATGTTTTACGATGAAATCTTAATGAATAATCGTTTAAATTACTTGACGATTTATAAGGAGGAAAAAATCAAAGCACAAGCAGAAGCAGCGTTTGATGCTTATAATAGCTATATGACAAATGCAATGTTAGGACTTCGTAACTTCTTAGTGCAAAACGATGGCGGTTGTAAATGTGTTGACTGCTCGGGCGTACAAAAAAAATCTAATGTATAATGAGTTTTGAACTACTATCTGAAAGACTGCAAGAAATAGCAAGCAACTTAGACGCTAAGATGCCTGATATTATTGCGACTCAAAGTATGGTAGAACTTGAAGCAGAATGGAAAGATAGAGTATTTGCAGAAGGTAAAAATAGCGATGGGCAAAATATAGGAACTTATAGTACAAAACCTGAATACTTTAGTAAATCAAAGTTTATCCGTAAGGCAGCGTTTAAGCCAATAGGTAAAACAGGTAAGAAAACAAAATCTACAATGTTCTTAGTCGGTGGTTATAACCAATTTCGTGACATCCAAGGTAGAGAAACATCAAACGTTAACCTAAAGTTTAGTGGCAGTATGGAAAGTGCGTTTCGTGTTTATAAGTTTGGTAGTGAGGTGTTATTTGGTAATGCTGACGAATTTGAGCATAAGAAAGTCGAAGGTAACACAGATAGATTTGGCGAATGGTCGGGATTAACTGAACGCGAAAAGGAATTTTTAAAAGAATCGATAATTAAAGAAGCTATAATCGTAGCAAAACAATGATAGCACAACTTGAAAAAATAAAAGATTATTTACTTGCTACTATAAGTGAGTTTAATCAAGGTTTTGCGAACGTGTCGAAGCCTGATGGTACTGATTTTGTAATTGATGACAACGGTATTTATAGAGGCATATCAGACCAACATGGCAACTACTTTTATTTACGTTCACTCAAAGAAAGTCGTTATAGTAAGTACCAACGAAACTCATTGCAAAAAACTACATCATGTAGAATTGTATCGATTTTAGAAACCGATGAAGAAACTCATTTAATGGTTATACTCGATGCTTTGTCGAATGGTTGCCAATTAAATAATATAACAAGATCCGTTACAGAAAAAACACAAGTATTTTTTGAAGAAACAGGAACAAGAAACATAAATAATTGGTTAAATAAAGTATCTTTGCTTTCAGTTGATTTTGATGTAACAGAAATCGTATCAACTAAAAATTGTAAACCTCAAATTTGTAAATGTTAAATGTGCTGCGATAATCCAATAGACTTAGGTTGTTTTAATTCATGCCAAGACATTTTAACAAATGTTGCATTGGTCGGCACGTGGACCTATACCATAATTTACGACTTCAACGGCGCTGAAGTAACGCAAACTTTTACAACAACAGGTAACGCAGCCTCTAAGTTAGAAATACCACACGAATTATTTAATGAAAGTACAGATACTACATTTGCATTGTATGACAATGAAGGCGTTTATATCAATTGTTTTAAATTCAATTTAGTACCTTCAACTTATGTAATTAATACCGATGATACTTTAAATACGGTTTCATCATTTACCTATGTGGCTTGTAATAATTCACAATTAACAGGCAAATTTACAATTGAGTTTAGTAGTTACGATGCTTTACAAAATGGTTCTACGTTTAATTTTACGCCTGATATAGATATTATTCCAAGTGCTTCAACAACTGCTACGTTAACGGCCTTAAGCGGTGGTATTAGCGTTTCAGGAACTACAATAACAATAGTTGATAAGACTTTATTACCAAATGATTTAAAAATAATACTTTTGGCTTTAATTATAAACGAAGAATGTTCGGATATGATGACCATAGGCGGTGAAGTAACGGCATATTCAAATATAGTTGAAGGATTTAAAATAGGCGTTCAAGTACCTTGTTCACAATATACATTTATACCATAATGAATACTACTTACATCATATATTTTCTAGTCTTAGCTATTTCCTGCAATGGTTTAGCTAAGTTGTATTTATACTTGATTCAACCCGAACAATTACTTTCATTCGTTCAAAAATGGATAAAATACTTTGACAAACGTAATGACTTTATTTACCGTTCTTTGGGTGGTTGTAAAGTTTGCACAGTTCAAAGATTTGCCGAACTATCTTATATCTTATTGTCGATACTATTCTTTCAAGGATGGGTATTAACCTTAATATTTTATCCTTTATTTTGCGGTTTGGTGTTCTATTTTTCTGAATTGACAAATAAGCCAATAACACCTATTGTTAACCAACAAAAACTTGATCTATAATGTTTGTACAAAATGTAATTGCAGGAGCAGTAAACACTACTTTAACTTATAGTGGAGAGATTTTTATAAGTTTCACTTCTATATCTCCAGGCACTTTGTTTTACGTAAATGGTGTAGATATTACAGCAGGAGTTTCATTAATTGATAATGGGTCTTTTGTAAACACTCAAACAATCCAATGCGATGAATCTACATTGATAGTTGATGATTATTTTAATGTATATTTCAAAGTCATTTTATTCACAAATCAAACAACGGCTTTGCCTACAAGATAATGCCTACATATACTAACATAGCAACAGGCCAAGTACTAACTCAAGACGAGTTTAGCGCATTGGTTTGCAATGAAACTTATACTTGTTGTAATCAAGCCGATGGTGTTTGGTTCACGGCAAACGATGCAAAGAACGAATATCAATGGCAACAATATTTTATAGCTAATAATCTATGTAGCGATGGCAACGCACCAGTGAACACAGTCTTACCATCAATAACAGGCACATTGATAGTCGGTCAAACCTTAACGTATGTTGCAGGTACATGGACTGCTGATTTGCCGATTACTATTACTTGGGGTTGGCGGTCAAATGGGGTTGATGTGCAAACAGGCGGTGCAACTTATGTTCCTTTAGCGAGTGATGCAGGTAAAACGATTACAATAGTAGAAACTGCAAGTGATGATGATGGAAGCGCAAATGCCACGAGTGCAGGTAGTTCGATTTTAGCGACTATCCTTGACATTACAGGAAACGCCAAAGGTGCTTATTCATCATACCTTTTACGAGGTGCTTATTATGGTAGTCCATTGGTTCGTGTAAGACGTAGCGGTGATAGTTCGGAGTTCGATTTCGGAGTAACGACAGCAGGTATTTTAGATACGAGCGCATTAGTAGCGTTCTGTGTTGCAGGTGGTGGAGCGCAAAGTGGATTTATAGTTAAAATATACGACCAAAGCGGACAAGGAAATCATTTAACACAGACAACGCCAAGTGATCAATTAGCAATAGTGACATCTGGGGTATTATTGACTACAAATTCACGAGTAGCATTTAGAAGTTTATCAACAGACTTTTTAACCGTTCCAAGTTCTACGAATACGTTCAAATTTTTACATGATGGAACGGATAGTTTGGTTTATGGCATAACAAAAACTATATCTGCAAATACTCCATTGCTTAGAACTATGACAACATCCGCAACGTCAAGTATTGGTTATTGGTTTGGAGAAAATTCGGGTAACAGATTAAATTCACTTATCGGGAATGGTGGTGGTGTTGCTTTTTCAGTAAATAATACATCGGCAACATCTACAACTACAACAGGTAGCCAAATGTTGATATTTGACAAGATAGATGCTAATAATGCAACCGCAGCGAATAGAAGCGCAATGTGTTTTAATAATGGTGCTGAAATCAAAAACAATACCAATACAGCGAGTGTATCAAGTTCGGCATCAAGTAGTGATTTACGAGTTATTACAGGACCAACACAAGAGTTTCAAGAGTTGGTTATATACGACATTCAACCAAGTATTACAACGATAAAAACAAACGTTAATTCACGCTTTAATATTTACTAAGATGTTAGGATTCAGATATACAATAGAAGAAGTTGATGATGCTGTTAAGACATTGAACGAACATCATGGCTTACCAGTTGAGGGAGGGTTAACTCAATTTACTATTGATTCATTTATTGAGTTTGAATGCAACTACTACATTCAATTTAGTGAATGGACTGAAATATTAGGAACACCAATAGAAATTACCATTGAATAAAATACTTCTCATATTATTACTACCATTCATGGTAACCGCAAAGCCTAAGCTATCGAAAGTCATAGGCTATTCTAGCATTTATTTAGCAGGTGCAACATACGGATTAAGAGAAACATTGCTATGGCATTACCCACAATTTAAGGCAGTTCACCCTAGCGCAAATGACCAATTTTGGCGATGGCAACAAAGCTATAAAAACAAATACAATAGTAAAGTACCATTAGCTACTACTGCAATGGTATGGACTACCGATGGCGCACATTTGACGAATACACTACATAAAACGCTAATGTTAGGCGGTGTTATTACTATCGGTAGTGGCAAACGTAATTGGAAGAAATACGCTAAGGATTTTATATTGGCTTCAGTGACTTATAACGTAGGCTTTCACACAACATATACATTAATCTATTGAGAACTTTACTACTCATATTACTATCATTAACAACCTTAGCTAAGCCTAAGAAGTTTGACTTTTGCATGGGTGTAAATTATCGTTTAGCGCATAAACAACGGCCTAATTTTATTCAATGGTCACGAATGGATTTTGCACCTGCTTTTGGTTTAGATCACAAAAAATATATAATAACATATTCGTTTACAACTACGAATGTGTCGCATAATTTTCAAATACTTTATAAATTTAAAAAATAGATAATTATAATGCAGACAGCATGGCAAATAATAAAAGAATGGCTTAGGCTACCTTTGAGCGATAGAACGCTAGTTATATTGCTATTGTTGATATTCTTATTTATACCCGTATCAGGTTACTTATACAAGCAAAATCTAGCGCAGCAGCAAGTCTTTATTGACGAGCGAAATCAATGGAAGGCTAAGTACGATTCATTAAGTGTGGTGTATGTTAACACTAAGATAGACGCTTTGACGAATGAGATTAAAAAAACAGATTCGTTACTTCGTGAAGCTAATAGAATTAAATTGTCAATCAAACAAATATTGCCAAAGAAATGAAATTAACTATTATACATATAATCTCAATATTTGTCACAGCATTTTTCTTAATGTTTACTGATTACGAATTGGAAAAAAGTCAGATGAACAAACTGCCTAATGTAAACATACAAACAAATATAATCGATTCACTTGAAAAGGTATGTAATGAAAAACAAAAAGAAGTCAATGAAGAATTGGAAAATTCTATACAGATATTGCAAGATTCACAAACCTACGTTTTACAATGTGTTATGGATATTCCGTTGGGGTTTGATTCTATTTGTACTCGAAATCGTATCATTAATTTTTAATTATTATATACTATGAAAAAATTACTTGCAACGCCATTAGGCACGTTTATTAAAGGGTTTGCATCTATTGTACTAACTATGTGGTTGACTGAATTGTCAGCAGGTCACGACTTGTTTACAATGGATATTGAACTAGCAAAGAAACTATTAACGGCTGGTTTAATTGCTAATTTGCCTATTATTATCAATTGGTTTAATCCTGAATATAAAAATTACGGAAAAGAAAAAATAGAACCTATATTGTAGGTAAATGTAAATTATAACCATGCAATATAACTTTAGGGATTATTACGTTCAAATAAAACAACTTTTAGGAGAAGGCTTATCCTCAACTGAAATAGTTGCTAAACTGCTTAACACCACCGATTCAAGAAATAAGAATAAGAAAGTACACGCTTTTCGTAAGTACATTGACCGAAATAAGCATAGAATAGAAAGTGATTATCAAGGAGTTTATGAAGCCACTGATAGATTAGACATTGAGAATAGAGATGTAAAGCACCTTTGGATGAAAGACAATGGTGCTTCTTTGTTTATAAAAAATCCTAACTATCAAGAACCGCAACTAAAAGAATTTGAAACACTCAAGGATTTAATATTAGAAGATATACGAAAAGAAGCGGTGGTAATAAAAGCACCGAAACGAATAGAAAATAAAGATAGTTATTTGCTTGTTGTTGACCCTGCCGACATTCATATTGGTAAACTTTGCTCATCATTCGAAACCGGAGAAGATTACAATAGTCAGATAGCGGTACAACGTGTTTTAGAGGGCGTAAGAGGTATATTACAGAAGTGTCAAGGGTATCACATTGATAAGATACTTTTTGTGGCAGGAAACGATATATTGCACGTTGATAGTCCACGTAATGAAACCACAAGTGGAACTAAGCAAGATACGGATGCTATGTGGTATGATAATTACCGAACTGCACGTAAATTGTATGTTGATATACTAACTATTTTACTCGGTGTCGCTGATGTTGAGTTCGTTTATAACCCTTCAAATCATGACTATGTACATGGGTTTTTTTTATGTCAAACTATTGAGGCTCAATTTGCGAAATGCAAAAACATAACTTTCAACGTTGATATGAGGCATCGTAAATACTTTACCTACTTTAATAATTTAATTAGCACTTGTCATGGCGATGGCGCTAAAGTAGCTGATTTGCCTATGTTAATGGCACACGAGGCGGATAGTTGGAGTGCATGCAAACATAAGTACATATATACTCATCATGTGCATCATAAGGTTGCAAAGGATTATATGGGTGTTTGTGTCGAATCGTTGAGAAGCCCGAGTGGGGCGGATTCATGGCATGCGAAAAACGGATTTATCCATTCCCCAAAAGCTATCGAGGCATTCCTTCATCATAAATTACATGGTCAGTGTTGCAGAATTACGCATTTATTCTAAGCGTATAGACTGACAAAATAAGATAAAAAGTAAACCTATAACCTTACCATGAAACTAAGCAAAGTCCAAACCGAATTAATCAAGCAACTGCAAGCAAAGGTTGTATGTCACTACGAAAGTGGGTTAGAAGGTAGGTGCTACATACTGGATAAAAACATTAGTTGGGCAACGATATTTCGGTTAGAAGATTTAAAACTTATTGAACGCAAAGGGGACAAAGTAATTTTAACACAAAAAGGCAAAGAAATAAAACTAAAATAATAATTAAAACAAAATAAAATGAATGTAAAAATTAAATTAAAAGACACAACAACTCCAATTTATTATGAGGGAGTTTTAAGCCATTTTTTAGAAGGCAATACTTTAGCTTTATTATTTGAAGATAATATAGTTAGGAATTTTCCGCTTATCCATATTTGGTATTATGAAACTCAACAAGATAGATTTAGAACAAAAACACCATCTGAAACAAAGTCTAAACTATGAAACTATGGGAACTAATACTTTCGATAGTAAGTTACGAGATTATTCGTACATGGGTATCACGCTTATGGTATTATATTGTGCAATGTTTGGGGCGTTGGTGATGGGGATTTATCAAATAATATTTAAACCTTGTAAATATGAAAGTACAAATCGAATGCGATGAAAAAGAAGCTATCTTAATGCTTTCGGCAATGGATTTATTGCCACGACTACACACTATTAAAGAACGAATTAGGCGGTGTTTAAAAGACGATACAACGGATTTAATTTATGAATGTTTGGCTGACATCGATGAATTATTGGTGAATTTAGAATAGAAAAGTTGTATATTTGCAATATTGGCTAATGTGAAAAACTGCAATGTAGAAGCTCGAACTACACATTAAATAATAAAGGGATCAGAGCAGGAGTGCTGATGCTACATTAGTTTTTTTGACAACTCTATATTATATTTAGTATAGACCTGCTCCTACTGGGAGCTTTTTTTATATGCAATTAAATATAAGGCGATAATATTTAGCTATTTTATATGCTATTGGGTACGAAATAGTCTAATTTTATCTTACGTGTGTGATAGGGTATAAAATAACGATATTAAATACGAACTATAATAAGGTTTTAGGCTATTTTATAGCATATTTAGCCATATTTGGCAACAAATACGAACTATACTTCGGAATTTATAAGTTGCCAAATCTATACTTTTTTACCCACATTTGGCGAGTTATAGTTTTGGTAATTGTACGCACGAGTTATAGCTGTCAAGTGTTCTAGGTATTTCTCAATGCGGATTTTTTCAGCAAGTGCTAGTAAATATTGTTCTTCTGTTATTATTTTATCAACGTTCATAAAGTTAGTTGTGTTTATATTGACATTACCATTAAATATTCTAGCAGGCTTATTCATTGGGCAAATATATACTATCTTTGCAGTATATTAAAATGACGTTTAGATTCACTATGTGTATCAGTCACAACCTAACTTAAATGTTAGGTTTTTTTTGTAATATAAAATATTCGTATTAGATTTGTGTGACTAAAAACTAAATAATATGACATACATGCAACTCAAAACGGATGCTGATATTAAGCATATCCTTAACCAACTCCCACAAGATAGAAACTATTTCAATAACGCATGGTCGCATTCGATACTAAACGATGCACCTAATAAAAAAGAGTTTATTATCAAAGCGTTACAAGTAGCCTTAGACGAATACACCGCAACTCAACCAACTACAAAAGGCGGTAAGATAGCGAGGTTTATAGCTAGGATTGCAAGTGTATTAAGTAAATTTGTAAAAATATAATTTATGACCACAATAATCGCAGGGAAACTTATAAATTACAATGGGATGTCACACCGAGTGCTTAGAGTATTCGACTACAAAGGCGATCTAAAAGTTGAACTTAAAAACTTGCACAACAATAACCAATTTATAATCTTTTTATCTGAATTAGAATGAAAGCAATACTAAACACATTACGCACAATAACACCACCTCGCATAGTTCGTGAAGCAATGGCATTGCTTGGAACGCTAGAAACGCCAGGAACAAAATCTAATCCTATTATTGTGAATTGGGCAAAAGAAACGAATACTAAAGAGGATGATTGGTATAATGCTGATTCTATTCCGTGGTGCGGTTTGTTTATGGCGGTTGTTGCCCAACGTGCTAATTGGGAGGTGGTTAAAGAGCCTTTGAGGGCGAAGGCATGGGATAAGTTCGGTCAAGTCGTTAAAGAGGCTGTATTAGGCGATATATTGGTATTTTCACGTAATGGAGGTGGTCATGTTGGGTTGTATGTTGGGGAATCAGCAACAACATACTTTGTGCTTGGTGGAAATCAAGGTGACAAAGTAAGTATTGCTGAAATATCGAAGTCAAGAATCCATAGTATCAATAGACCGATTTATAAAATTGCAATGCCTGAATCTTGTATAAAATATCATTATGCAAGTGGTGGCAAGTTGTCTACCAACGAGGCTTAACTCTTTTATTCATAGTTAGTTTAATTTTACCCTGCTTAGTGTCTACTTTGCGGGTTTTTTAAATTAAATAATAAAATGTTTGCATATACAAAAGTTTATACATATTTTTGTGGCATGGCAGAAAAATCAATACGAATCCCAAAAGAAACTAAACAAGCACTTCGCAAGTTAGTAAAGGCAAAATTAACTAAAACCGCAACTGCTGAATACTTAGGTGTGCATCGTTTGACATTAAGCAATTTGTTAGAGCGTGAAACGTGCGACCCAAAGACATTAACTGATGTAAATAAGAAATTAGCGGAGTGGAATAGCTAACGTTTTGCAGCTATACGAAGGGCGGGATTTAAAAACGAAAATTTAATATGATGCAGAAAACTTTATTTGAAAACGAAAATATGATTGAACCACTAAACCCCGCCTTTTGTATAGGTGCTGTTAGCCGCAGTACTTTGTTATTCGGGGATTGCTTAATTGAAAGCGATACAATAGAAAGCGGTTCGGTTGATTTAATATTGACTGATTTGCCTTATGGAACTATAAAAGGTCTTGGTGGAGATATTGAAAAATATAAAAGGCTATCAAATAGTGATTGGGATAATGTTATTCCTGTAAATAAAATAATGGAGATTGCAAACAGAATACTCCGTAAAAATGGTAAAATGATATTATTTGCTAATCAACCATTTACTACCGAATTAATAAATGGACAAATTCCAAACTTGCCACACAATTATAATATGTACTGGGATAAAAAACATTTTGCAAATTGCTTATTAGTTAATAAAGCACCTGTTTCTTATGTTGAAGATATTTTGATTTTTAGTAAAGTACACGAAACAGAAGCGATGCACCCACTTAGACCATACTTTAAAAATGTAATGGATTTTATAGGATTAAATTTGAAACAAATAAACAATAAATTAGGACACAGGAGAGCCGAACATACATTTTATATTGATAGCACTCAATACGGGTTATGTACCGAAATAACATACTTAGAATTAATAGAGGTATTTGGAATTGATAAGATGCAAGGGTTTAAATGTTTTTCGGAATTAAAAAAGATAGACGATAAATTTAAAAATCAGTTTGCATCTACTTTTAATTTATGGGAAGGCGGTAAATTTAAAAGTAATATTTTAGAATATGAAAAAGATTTTACAGGTCTACACCCAACGCAAAAGCCTGTTTTGTTATTGGAAGATTTAATAAAAACTTTCAGCAACGAAAATGATTTAGTAGTGGATTTAACTATGGGAAGCGGCTCAACTGGTGTAGCTTGTAAAAACACAAATAGAAACTTTATCGGAGTAGAGAAAGATGAGAATTATTACAATGTCGCTTTACGGAGGTGTTCTTAGTATTGCGGCTAACTACTCGCTAGAACCAACTAATACTTATAAGCTATTGATATTCAAATGATTACAATACGAGTTAAAAATAAAGAATATGAATTTAAGAAGCCTTATTACTTAATGCCTAAAGATGAATTTAAGTTAATTAAAGCGGTGGTAAAAGGCTCTATTTTAGTATGGGATATCAAAGGTGAACAAATAACTTATAATCAAATAAAAAAAACTTTAAAATAAATTAGTTTATATCAAAACTTGTTTATACATTTGCTTAAACAATTAAAACAAATAACAATGAACAAAGAACAATTTATCAAACTATCGGTATTCCTAAACGAGAATGAATACACGAACGCAATATCATGGGAATTGCTATTTTACTTCGCATCATGTAGCCGAATGAGTAACATGGATGAACACATCGACAAGCATAGATTTGAAACCTTTTGCGACTTCGCATTTGACGAGGCTAGTATTGAGCATCATACTATGGTATTCGACAAAGTATTCTTAGACAAGGAATTGGATAGCGAAGAAGAACAATGTTTATTTGCTCATTTGGATAAGTAAAAAAGTGAGTGGGTGGCGAAATACTCCTTAATAAACGCCAAACTTTTTAAACTTAAACTAAAAAATAACATGAGCAAAGAACTAGTAAAAATTGAAGCCAAAGAATTATCATTAGTACAAGATAATTCGCTAAATGCTAACCAACTAGCATTATTAATGAAACGCACACCTGATAAGTTTGTTAGAACTAGACCTGCCAAAGGCGGTGGCGCTTGGACTTATGTAAGCGGTGGTTATATCCGCAAAGTATTAAATCTTATGTTTGGTTGGGACTGGGATTTTGAAGTATTGAGTGAATCAGTACAAGCAAATCAAGTAATTGTAAAAGGTAAATTAACTTGTCGTGTTAATGGTCGTGCTATTGTTAAGACGCAATTTGGATGCAAAGAAATCATGTATAAACGTGGCACACAAGACCCATTGAACTTAGGTAATGACTACAAGGCTGCTGCTACCGATGCACTAAAGAAATGCGCTGCCGATATTGGAATTGCTAGCGATATTTATGGCAAAGATGAATTTAGAGAAATATCGGTTAATACTGAATCAGCCGAAGAAACCCACAACACCAAAGAGAAAGAAAGAGTTACAAAGCATATACTACAATGCAAAACCGAAGATGAACTATTACAAGTTTATGATTTGGTAGGTAAATATAACTTGGTAACTATTTATGAATCAAAAAAAGAATTAATCAATGGGAACAAATAAAATACTTATACGTTGTAGCGGTGCAGGTGCATTGCTAACTGAACCAAAACTAAAGACCGACAAAGAAGCGGGCAAGCTATCCGACACAGCTAAGACATTTGTAGAAGATTTATGGTTATACAATACTTATGGGTTTCGTGAAAGCATTAAAAATGACTACATGGATAAAGGTAATACGTGTGAGCAAGATAGCATGGAGTTGGTGCAGGAAGTTCTAGGCGGTGCGTTTCGTTCAAGATTTGCTACTAAGTTAGAAAACGATTACATAGTCGGTACTCCCGACATCGTATTAACCGACTGCGTAGAGGATATAAAAACGTCATGGAACTTAAAAACGTACTTCAATGCCGAACCAACTACGATGTACAAGGTGCAAGCGCAATGTTATATGTGGCTTACAGGGGTGCATAGTTATCGTTTAATCTATTGCTTAGTACCTACGCCTCAAGACATCATATCAAGCCAAATGCAGAAGCTATCTTATGCTTATGGTGGAAACTACGATAATCTTGACTACATTGCAGAGTGTCAACAGATACAACGCAACAACGACTTGATTAATGAAATACCGAAAGCGGATAGAGTTAAAATATTCGAGTTTACTTATGATGAGGCGGTTATTGAGAAGTTGAAAGGTCAAATAGAGAAGGCTAGAAATTATTATAACACATTAAAACTTAAATAAGATGCAATTACAATTTATTGAATTAACAATAGGAACAGGCACAAAATGTTTGGTTCAAATAGGTAAAATAAAAGGGGTTTATATATCTACTAAAAATAAATGCGTTGTAGATTTAGGCGATGGTTCTGAATACTATGTTGATGAATCTTATAATGATATTTTAGAAGCTATAAAATTAACTTGCGGATTAACTCAACTAAAACTTAACTAACAATGATACCCGAAAAAATAAAATCAGTAATCAATAGTTGTGAAACTCATGAAACTCTTGACACGTGCATCAAGTGGATAGATTACATTTATCCATTTGACGAGCAACGCAAAAAAGCCTACAAACTAATCAAAAAACGCAAAGCACAAATAGAAATATGTGGTGCAAAGGTTGAGTTAATTAATAAAACGCAGATAGCATGATAGACATAGAACTAGAACTTGAAGTATTAGACATACATAGAATGTTTAATGGTTGCTTAACAACGCACGAGATAGCTGATAAGGCAGGGATTAAGTATTGGGAGATGATAGGCATACTTAGACGAAATAAAGTACACCCTATTAAAGTTGCGCCAATGTCGTATAAATACACTCAACAATATTTGAGAAAGTTAAAAGAACTTTACTTTACTTTAAAAGCTAGACTTGACGATTATGAATTACTCCAAAATATGCGACAAGAAATAAAATATTTAGAAACTTTAAAATTACAACGAAAATGAACTACACCGATTACATAAAACTAGGATTCACTCGGCACGACACGGATGATGCTGTTGAATTTAACCAAACTGGGTATGGTGGCTTTTACCTATCATTTGACCTTAATTCAAAGGCTAGCATACAAGTGTGCTATGGAGAACTAGATAAGCCGAAATTATACGTTAAAAAGCGCAAAGAAGATAGCTATTACATCACCCAATTAACCGATGAACAATTAATTAATTTAACTAAAATAAAATAAACATGAATCACGAACAATTAACCCAACGCATCGAATCCGCACAAGACTACCAACAACTACTTGAAGTATCGCACTATGTCGAACGTGAATACGAAGGCGATAAGACCGATTTACGAAAGTTGATAGATGCGAAGTTTAAACCTGATTTGGACAACTACCCACTCGGTAAATAAAAAAAGCACCCTTGCGGATGCCTCAAAACTAAATAACTGATGAACGAGGCAAAGATAACTAAATTAATTACATTTACAAACAAATAAAAACACACAAACAACATGAGTGCATTACTATCGGGTTACATTACCCTAGAAAAACTAGAAGAAATCGTAAGAGTTACGAAATCAAAAAATGAAAAAGGCTTTAAATTCTCGGCTTCAATATCCGAGCAGTCTAATCAATTTGGGCAAAACGTTTCATTCTTTGCCGAACAAAGCAAGGAACAACGTGAAGCAAAACAACCAAAGTACTATTTTGCCAATGGTAAGGTATTTTGGACTGATGGGGTTATTAAGGTAGCTGATAAGCAGGAACAGGCGCAAACACCCAGTACTCCAAGTGCAGACGATTCGCAATTGCCATTTTAATCCCTTTTTAAAACAACTTGATGAATACTTTGAAAATATGCAAACAATGTCTTGAACCTAAAGCGTCACGAGAGTTTTACAAGATGAAAGGAATGCTTGATGGATTAGATAGCCGTTGTAGCGAGTGTAAGAAAAAGTATGAGAGGGATAAGTATTTAGATAAAAAAATACTTGGAACTTTGATTAGGTTGTAGTATATTTGCGGTAGTTCTTTAATTAATTGATGCTGTGAGAGGCGTCTAATCAATAACAATTTACACGCCCTTCAAGGGGTTG